AGGTTTTTTGGAGTATTGATAGTCATTGTGCATTAGGTCAGCATGTTTATTTCTCAAAGATTTCAAAATTTGACATTCACTTAAATAGTACAGAAGGCTATATTAAGCACTTCGCTAGACATTCATCTAAGTGTCTTTGGTTTCCTAATGCATATCCAGATGATCTTATTGATCACAAACCAGAAGTGCAAAAGATTCATAATTTAGGATTTTGTGGATCAATGATATCTGATCGTGTTCAATGGTTAGATACCATAAACAAGCATATGCCAGTTCATCGTGATGTGTTTGTAATTGGAGATGCAATGGTTAATGCATTGAATAGTTACAAGATTGGTTTGAATAAGACTTTATCAGATGATATTAATTATCGAATATTTGAAACTATTGGAGCAGGGACATTATTGCTAACAAATACAGTCCCGACTTTAGATCTTCTTTTAGAAGATGGCAAACACATGCTCATATGGCACTCTATAGATGATTTAATTGAAAAAGCACGTTATTACTTAGCGCATCCAGAAGAAGCTAAAAAGCTAAGTGATGCTGGTTATGAACATGTTCGTGTACAGCATACATACTCCCAGAGGGCAAAGCAGTTTTTGGAAAATATTTTAAAGGATAAAATATGAAAACGTTTCGAATTGATGATGTATCTGTCAACACAGATGAAACTAAATTAACAAATATGATTGAAATGCTGAATGGGTGTTTTCCGCATTCTGTCTTCCTACTTGGTATTTCTCCATTAGTTTGTGATATGAGTGAATATTCTGATAAACGTAGCGAAAGAATATTTCCTTCAATCTTTAATGCTTATAGCGATCACCGGATGTTTTACAAAGTGAACAAATGTGGAGTACCACCAATTGTTGACAAACTCATAAAATCTTATGGAAGTAAAATTGAATTAGCAGGACATGGACTGATTCATGTTGATCACAGATTATTAGTTAAAGAATTGCAAGAGCTTAGTATTATTGTTTCATGTAATTTGATAGGTGCTAAAAGCTATATACCACCATTTAACAAGTGGAACAAACACACAGAAGAAATATGCAATGAACATGGTATCAATTTGATTAAATTTGAGGATGGGTGGAGACATATCCAATATGAAAAAATAGTATCAAATTTTGATCGTTACTATTTTCATACCCATGATTTTAACATTGAAGATTTCAAAAGACTTTTAGGATGATTATCTCTATACACCAACCAAATTTTTTTCCTTGGATGCCTTTTTATGAGAAAATAAAAGCATCTGATGTTTTTGTTTTTTTGAGGCATTGTCAATTTGAAAAAAACAATTATCAAAATCGATTCAATTATCGAGAGAAATGGCATACAATGAGTATAAACAAAGGATTGGAGCCAATTGTTAACAAACGATACATGAATCCCACAGCAGATTGGAATAAGATTAAAGCAAATTTAAAAGATAAAAAACAAATCTTAGATGGATATGATGATTGTATCACAGAAAACATGTATCAAACAAATCATGATATCATCATTAAAATCAATATGATTCCCCAACGGATTTGTTGAGCACTGATAGGCTTATTGAGATTTGCAAAATTTATGGAGCAGATACATACCTTGCAGGTAGTGGGGGTAAAAAATATATGGAACTTGATAAATTTGAAGCTGCAAAGATTAAAGTTGAATTTCAAAATCTTTCCGATGAACAAAAAGTTCATGTTCTAGATATTCTATAACAACCATGACAAAATTATTTGATCGTATTATTGTTAGCTCTGACGATTCTCCAACTTTTTTGAATTTTTGGCCTTGTGTTGCAAAAGCTTGGCAAAAATTCTTTTCTGTAAAACCAACATTAGCTTTGTTATCAACCAAAAATGAAAACGATGCTCTTGTTAATAAATTGAAGACGTTTGGAGATGTAGTTATTGTGACACCAATTGAGAATGTACCAATTCCAAACCAAGCCAAACTAGCTAGATTCATTGTTGCTTCAAAAATGAACGATGAAGTTTGTATGATTGAGGATATGGATACAGTTCCATTGCAAAGCAAGTTTGTGGTAGAAAAACTTTCTGTAAGGAATCCAAATAAGATTCTAGCTGTTGGACATGAGGTTTATGAAAAAGATCATCCCGGCAAGTTTCCAGTTAGCAATATAACTGCGAAAGGAAATGATTTTAAAAAACTTTTTAATCCATATGGTTTAAATGACAAAAGTTTGTTAGAATCTTTTGTTGGATTGAAAATGTTAGACGACAAAGAAAATATTGCAAATCAGCCTTCTCAATTTTCTGATGAATCATTGATTCGTGGATTAATTCACAAACAAAATCTACACCACATGATTCAAAAAGTTGAACGTGGAGTTGACATTCATCGTGATTGGATTGATCGATCTTGGTGGGGTATCGATAAAGACAAACTAAACTCTGGTGGATATATTCTTTGTAACTTTTTGCGACCATGTAGAGAAAATGCACAACATTTTATTCCAATTTACGAATATCTTTATGGATATCTTCCAAAAGCATCAGAATTATTCATATTATAAAAAGGATAAAACATGTTAAAAAATTCAGATTTTGGCGGTTCTGGTATAACAATGGAATTATTTGATTGGGTTGTAAAGAACATCCCAGAAGGAAAAACTATATTGGAATTAGGAGCAGGACACGTAAGTACGAAATTTCTATCAAGCAAATATAAACTTTATTCAGTAGAAGATAAATCACAATTTTTAAACATTTATCAAAGCACTTACATTTATGCTCCAATTGATACCAGCATAAATTGGTATTATCGTAAAGCTTTAGAAGAAGAACTTCCAAAAGAATATGATTGTATACTTGTGGATGGACCAACAGGAGAAGGAAATCGATGGGGCTTTCTACATAACTTAGATCTCTTTAAAACAGACGTACCAATTTTAATTGATGATACTTGGCGCAAGGCAGAAAAAGACATGCTTATTGAAGTGTCTGCTAAATTGAATCGACCATATAAGTTGTATGAAAATTTCGGTGTGGTTTGATTAAAAAAACAGAAAGATATTCATACTCTTGATCTGGTTTTATATAAGCTATGCCGAATGAAAATCCGCATAGATTCTTTTTACACAGATTCAAAGAGTAGTGATTATAGCTTTATTTCATCTCAAAAACGATTTCAAACAATATTTGAAAACGTAAAAATTGAAGATATATCGATATTAGATTATGGTTGCGGTCCCGGTAATCTTTGTCAATGGTTCAAAGATGAAAAACGTATTCCAAAATTATATCATGGTTATGATATCCGAGAAGAAACAATCCAATACGCTAAAGAAAAACATAGCGATTGGATGTTTACAAGTGAAACATCTACGTTTGCATCATATGATATGATATTGTTGA